TCAGTGATCGTGAACGTTGCCGTCAGGTTCGACACGCTCGACTGCGCTGCGAGGCTGTAGACGACCCGGTCAGCCTCAACAGTGCACGCTGTACCTGAAGCGACAACCACCACGGAGTCACGGTCACGTGTGATCGCGACCGTCGCACTCGCCGGCTTCTGTGACCGCGACACGCTGAGCGTCGCGACTTGTCCCTTCAGGACCCGGATCACCTTGTCTCAGCGTCCTCGATGCTTGCCTTCGACGCGCGCTTAGCCTTCGTTGCGGCGACGGGCTCAGCGTACTCACCCTCGAACAGTGCCTTCGCTTCAGCGGCATCAACTTCGATTACGTCACCTGCAACCCACGAATCCTTGTCATCGACACGGCTCGTGAGGAGCTTCACCTTGACCTTAGCCACGGTAACCACCTTCCTTTCCCCGTCTTGAAGATTGAGAAGAACACCCGCCCACCCCACATGGGGTGAGCGGGGTTCAATGAACTACGCCTGAATGAACTTCCTCAGGGCCGCCGAGTCGGCGATCTTCGAGTCGATCCGCAGTGAGACACGGAACCCGATGTGCCCGGTGTCGGCGAAGCGCTCGTTGAGCACTGCGACCTCAACCGGAGTCCTGCGGACAACGAACCCGTTCGGGTCGCCGTAAACGGCGGGAACGGTGCCCGTGGCCGGGGCCGCAAGCTGCTCGATGTACACGGGCGACCCGAGAAGGGTCGCGGGTGCGCCAGCCGCGAGGCCGGGCTGCAGGAGGTAATCCCCCGAGCCGCTGCCCTTGAGCTTGCGGACGTTCCGAAGCCAAGTGTCGTTCACGAAGAACGCGCCGTTGGCACGGTAAGGAGCGGCGACCGAGTGCTGCAGGTCCAGGATTTCGTCTGCCGTCGTCGCGGTTGTACTCGCCGCGGTGACACCCGTACTCGCCTGGTTGATACCAGTCGGCTGCGAGCTGCCCGTGCCGGTCGCGAGAACGGCACCGATCTGGTTACCGACAATGCGCGAAACCTGGTTGCGCACGTAGGTAGGCAGGTCGATGACCGAGTCCGCGAGGAGCTCCTCGGACACCTTGACGATGTGCCCGTACTTGTAGGCACCGAGCGTGATCGACGTGGTCGTCGGGTTCGGGGTCGTGTAGGACCCTTCCTCAGCGACCAGGGCGATCGACTCGTCAGCGGTAGACGCCGGCAGGTTCAGGGTCGTACCGTCCTGAGTGTCCAGAACCTGCGACACGTCGAACAGTGCGGTCTGAAGCACGAGGCTCTGAATGAGCTGGTTGCTCCAGTTCTGCGGAACCCACTGCGAACCACGGTTGTTGGCGATCGCGGACGTGACCATTGTGGAACGAGCCTCAGCGTCAGTGCCACGCGAGCGCAGCCAATCGCTGAATGCCTGATCCGCGTCACGCTTCTCACTGACCTCAACACCCTCGTCAATGCTGACCGGGTCGTCGTCACCCAGGGCGATGCTGCGAGCCTCAGCGAACTTCGGCGCGGGAGCAATACCCTCGATCTTCTCGAGACGAGCAACCGTCTCGTTTGCGGCGTCCAAATCCGCCTCGCGGCGGTCGAACTCCTGCGCCTGCTCAGCCGTGAGCACGTCGTTCTCGTCGAGGATGCGACGCATCTCGGCGAGCTGATGTGCGGCCTTGCCACGCAGGTTGGTGATCTTGTCGATTGACATGATCTTCCTTTCCTGTTGATTTACGCTGCGCGCTTTTCGCGCAGTCGGAGTCGACGCACCCTGTGACGGTGTGCGCCTTCTTCGTCAGCCCGCCGAGGCTGCGAGTCGGCCTGCGTTCCGGGCTGCTCGACGGCGCCCCCGGTTGCCTGCTCCGACTCACTTGATGACGAATGCTTGATGACCATGCCCTCGGGCTTGATCGAAGAACTGGTGGCCGAGTAGGCCGGGTAAGTAACGGGGCTCACGTCGAGGAGGTCACCGAACTCGGTGATTGTCCTGAGCATCGTGCCGTCTTCCTCATCACTCCACGTTTGGCCGTCCTTGCCGACCTTGAACGCGAAACTGGACTGGGTCACGTCACCGCGCTCGAGCAGGACGCGAAGGTCACGCCCGTAACTGGTGTCAGCGACGTTCACTTCGTACCTGAGTCCCTTCGGGTCTTCCGTGAGGGTCAGCGTGCCGTTCGTGGTGCGCCCCAAGACCTGGTTCTGGTCGTGGTTGAACAATGCGCGCACATCAAGGCCGTCCTGCCTGAGTACCTTTCGGAACGCGCCGCGCTGAATGACCTCATGGAACCCACCGAGCGACTGGCTCCTCGAGTCGAACACTGCCGCGTGCCCCACAAGCGTCCATGATCCGTCGCCCTCACTGCGAATCTCCGTGGTGACAGGTGCGACACGACGCTCAACGAAGTCACCGCCCTCGCGAAGCTCCGCGAGCACGTCAGGGTTGTCCCTCAGGTCAGCTTCCTCAATGATTCGTACTTCTGGCTTCACGATCTCCTCCTCAAGGGGTGTAACGTCAGGCATTGGAACCGTCCACGAGGGCGTCAGAGGGCGCCTGCTGAGCGTCTGACGGGACAGGCAGGGAGTCCGAAGGGCTGTCAGCAACCAGTTCGATCGGGCCTCGACCCATCTCCGCCCTGATCTCGTCACGCGTGATCACACCCGCCTGGTACAGCGAGAGGTTGATGTCCGCGATCGTCTTCATGTCACCGCGCGTCAAGTCCGACGTGTCGAACTGCACGCCCATCTGAGCCCCAAGTCCAATCGGGCTGAACAGGTCGTTGTCGCGCAGCAAGGACTTCTCAATCCGTGACAGCCAACGCCGGAGCGTGAACCTGACGAAGTGCTGGTACTCCATCTCAGTTGTCGAGTACGTCAGCGACGCGCCAGACGCGTTCGTTTGCATCATGTGAGCGGGAATCTGAAACAACCTGGCGACCTGCAACGCGCTCATCTCGAGCTGCTGGACGAGCTGCGCGTCCTCAGCCGGCAACGACAAGGTCTCGAACTTCATGCCTTCCTCGAGGATCGCCGTCTTGGACGCGTTCGAGGTGCCACCATGCGAGCTGTTCCACTGCGACCGCAGGCGCTCAGCGGCGTCAGGGCTCAGCCGTGACGGGTGCGTGAGCACGCCACCCGGTGTCGCGTTGTTCGCCCAGAACTTGCCCTGATACTTCTCCACAGCGGCGTAAGTGCCCAGGCTTTGCTTCGCCAACTGAATCGGACTGAGGCCCACGATCCCATCGAAAGACAAGCCCCTGATGTGCAGGATCGTCCTTGAGTCATACGGGCCCTTGCCGTTGATGTAGTAGACGGGCATCCCGGCCTTGCGGTCAACCTTCACGCTCTGCGGCGAAAGGGGCCACAACTCCGTGACCGGGCCACCATCCAAGAAGCGGTTCTTCAAGATGAACGCGTTGCCCCACAACAACAGGTGCGACATGACCAGTTCGGTCCACTCGTCACCCGCCATCACCGGGTTTGGGTTCGCCAACAGCTTCGCGCTCGGATGCTTCGGAGACTCGACCTTCACGCCATCCGACGAGGTCTTGTAAACGCGCAACGGCAAGCTCCCGACAGCACCAGCTACGAGCTGCACAGCGGCCCACACGGGCACCAAACGAAGGCTGTTACGGGGTGACACGTTCTCCCCAGCGAACGTCTGCCCGAGGAACACGACATCCTCGTTGACGAACTCGACGGGCACCTCTGCGCTGCGCCGCTGAAAGCGATCAAGTAGTCCCACTGGTTCTCCTCAAGATTCAGAGCACGACAAGGTCGCGCTGCTCATAAACGGACTGCGCGCCATGCCCGAGGGCAGCCATGCTCTCCGCGTGCGCCATCAACAACGCCATCAGCGCGTCAATCGGTTCGGTGGCCTTGCGTTTCGTCAAGCGCCACCCGCGTTCGTTCTCCGTCGTAGCCCCAGCCGACACGTGAGCTGCAAGGACAGGATCACCGTCGTGATGGAGCCGGCCCGACACGATCGCCTCGTACAACCCCTCAGAAGCCGGGCCAGTTCGTGACCAACCCATGTCAAACCGGACCATTGGAAGGCCATCGTCCTCAAGGGCCTGACCTGTTTCCTCAAGTCGCCACGGATCAAACGCGATGCGCTCCACGTCAAACCGACCAGCGAGCTCGCGAATGTACATCCTGATCTCGTTGATGTCGAAGTTGACGCCCTCAGCCTCCGGTGGCTCCCACACTCGAGCCTGCACATCGAAGTGCAAGTCGCCGTCAATCTCGCGGCGCCTGCAGACCACGACGGCGGAACGGTCGCGGCGTTGCCCCAGGTCGATACCGACCGTGACCTT